TTATTAACTAAAATCCCCCCAACAGATTCGGCTTTCCCGTCATAAAGTTTTTCTGTTTTGGATAGATTTTCCAATCTCTTACGATTTTCCCAAATTGATAGTTCTTCAAAGTTCCCATCTGGAACACTTACTCTTCTGTTTTGAGCTTCTTTACAAATGTAGAATTTTTTATTGCCTGGGAAATAGTAAACATTTCCTTTTACTGCTTCTGTTAAAGGGAATTTTCCGTCTTCTTTCCCAAGTGCAGAAACTACTCTATCGTCAATTTCTTGAGCTGTTCCTGTATACCCACCTTTTTGTGTATAGTTAGTTTCTAAGAATTCTTTTGTGATGTATAGATCTTTTCCAACTCCTTCCACTACAATAGATTGAGCATTAGATGCAATTAAGTTAAGTTTCAATTCTATCTTAAATGGACCGTCAGTTTCAGGCGGTATCCAAGAAGTTTCATCCCCATCATTCATGTAATAGTACATGATTTCTTGCCCATTATCGTTGACAAACACTCCTATTTCTCTTGGATAGTATCCAGTTCTAAGACTTACATTATCTATATTTGTTGTTAAAATAACTGTGTCATGTTCCTGGTTTAGGGTTAATATTCCTTTCTCAACTTTTTGATTAATTAAATGTTCTAGCTCTGCAGGGTTATCATAGTTATCTAGTCTACCATCACCGATTTTAATTTTAACAAAGTTAATCGGCTTGTTCTCTGCTTGGATTTTAGCCAAATATTCTCTACCTTTTTTAGTTATGCCATTAAATTTCATTTAGTCATACCTCCTATAACTTGTTTATATGCTTTTATGTAAATAGCATTATTTACAGTAAAGTCTTTCTTTTTATTTTCCTTAGTTGCTAATAATGTTACTTCTTTAAAACCAGATATGTAGTATTTAGATGTGTTTACTTGTTTTAACTCTATATAATCTAAGTGGCTTCTAACATTCTTATTAGCTTCTATGTTTTCCATCAACTCTCTATACTCGCTAGGGTCTGTTATTTTCTTGTCTGTATATATTCTAAAAGTTCCAGGTCTACCATTGTAAGCAGTCCATTCTTTTACATCAAATCCTTTATACAGTAGCCCACACACATCTTTTAATACCTTAGTTGTTCCCATATTAATCTTAGAAAATATAGCTCTTTTAACTATCTTTTTCTTTTCTTCAAGAGTTGCATTTTTAGTGTATATAGAGTATTCCCACAAGAGCATATTAATCTCTTGCTCATTCATTAAATCTATCATTTCTAGCTTTTTTAATTCGCTATTTATGATAGAGTTTCTACCTCTCAAGACATAGTCTATAGACTCATATATCCATCTTGTTGTCGCATCATCTATAGTAGATACTGCAGCAATATCTGTTAATCTCAAGTCATCTATTAATATCATATGTCTTCAACTCCTAGATAATTGACTACTACACTAGCATTACACTTAGCAAACTGATGAGGTTCTAGCTTTTTGTAAGCTGGAGATGTTATAACAGTTCTCTTTACTCCTGCAAGCTTTAATCTTTTGATTAACTCGTCAGGTATTATATCTCTACCTAACTTATTTTTTTGCCATTCTACATACTCATTTACTGCTGTTTGTACTTTAGCTTTTATTAAATTAATATTGTTTTCATCTGCTTTATTTATGTAATAATCAAATTCAACTTTGTAATCTACAACTTCAGGGCTTTTTATAGTAACCTTATCTGTCAAAGGTCTTATTTCATCAGAATTCACAACCTTTAAAACTTGATTTCTCAACTCTTCAGAAGGAACTCCATCTTTTGTAAGTACATAGATATCAACTTCGCAAGGGTTTGGACTCTTAACAGTAACATCAACTATCTCTGGAGATGTTGATAAAGTCCAAAACACATAAGCTCCAACTGAACCCGCAACAGAAAAAGAGTCAGGTACTAGTCTTAATCTTTCTCTGTATACTTCATCTTCTTCCAAGTCTGTACCACCATTTGAAATAGTGATATTTTCTACTTTAGAAAAGTAAGGATATAAGTCAACCATCGTATTGATGTGTCCTATAGGAATATTATTCCCTATTGTTCCTGGTGTTTTACAAGTAGCAATTCCATCTACATATAAGGTATTTTCTGCTATAGAATACTCTTCATTTGTTTCAAAATAAAGGTCATTATATCTAATCAGGCTCCCTTTTGGGATTACTATTTTCTTTTGTTTAGCAGAAATGATATGGAATCTAAAAGTAGCTTTAGCATATTGCTCTTCTAATCTAAGCCCCCTATCTCCGTATCTATCCCCTAATAAGTCTAATCTATAATCTCTAGCATATTTTAAGTAATTCTGCTTTAAATTATCGTTATAGTTTTCTTCTCTCATAGCTATAAGATAAGCAACACTAGCAAAGATTAAGCCTTCGGGCGAGTGTTTAGAGATTTTTCTTCCACTTAACTCTTCGAACTTTTCCTGCATTTGCTGTCTCAGTTCTTCAGCATTTGCATATAATATTTCATAAGTATCATCTATCATACAATCACCTCTATTTCTAGCATTATTTCTAAGTCATTATTTTCTAATTTTAGATCTAAATTTTTAAGCAGTGCTCTTGGTTCATACTTCTTTAAATTAGTCATTAGTAAGCCTATAAGCTTATTCTTAATAACAGGAATGTTCTTATCAACTACATCACTATCTAAAGAAAAATCTCTCATTAACGGCTGTTCTTCCTTTGTAACTCTTAGTATCATATGTACATTTCTTACTACATCTTCTATCTCATTTTGTGGGTTATAGTTTATTTCATCTTTAGAATTTATCAAAAATATCATAGTTTAAACACCTTCTTTTGTAGATTTTTTACAGTGTCTTCATACTCAACTCCAAGAATAGTCTTAGCAGTTTGTCTGTACTCTATCTTTTTTTGATACTGTAAAGGGTCATCTACATACTCCAATAGAGTTATATCCAAATTGATATAATCGAACTCTCCTGTTACAGCATTGAAATGCGATAGTGTTTCTTCAATTCCTGTTATCAAAAATGGAAACTCTCCTATCACATGATATCCAAGTATTAGAGGAGCAAATTTCCCTAAATCCATAAAATCTTTTAACATCTGTAAATGTAGACTAGGAGCTTTTGTAAGTCCAGCTATCAATTCTATCGATAAACTAACTTCCATAAGTTCTCTACCTTGTTGTCTCACTTTACCAATACCATAGATGGGCTCATGTTGAGTTATTTTAGCTTTTCTACTTCTTGATAATTCTTTCTTTAAAGAAAATACATTCAAGTCACTAGCATAAAAAATTATGTCTCCTAAACTTCCAATCATGATGGACCTCCTGTATTACTGTTTCCAGGTTGTATTCCTGAGTGAGTATGAGTATTAAGATTAATGCCATCTAAAATAGCTGTACCTTTAGTATCTGTATTAGATTTAAAAGTAGTATCTCCATCAACAGTTAGTGTCTTTTTAATCTCTACGTCTGCGGTAATAACTACTTTTGTGACAGGGGACAATGTCAAAACTCCATCTCTATAAGAATAGAATCCTCCATCTGAGAATGTCCTTTTTACTTCTCCTTCTGAAATTTCAGATGCTCTCATAGGGCAACCTAAGATGTAACCTTGCTCCATCATGTCTGGCAATGATAAGACTATAACCGTTTGACCCTTCTCAAGATGATAGTTATCCGAATGTGATTCTGAGAATGGAACCAGGATATTTAACCAATCTGAGATTTTATTATCCCTGTCTGGAAATATAACTCTTGCTTTACCATTAGCTATGTCTATATCATTTACTTCCCCTTGCTTCAAGATATCCAGCATTCTTACTCACCACCTTTTTTATTTTTAATCTTATTTGCTTTTTTTGTTTCTCTTTCTTTTTTTCTTGTATTTGCAGTTTTAGCCTTTTCTTTCTCTGCCTTATCTTTTTTAGCTTTATCTAGTGCTTTTGCTCTCTCTTCTGCATTTTGTCTAGCACCAACTTTAAAAGCTTCTATATCACAAGTGTAGTCTCCATCGATATTGTGAGTAACTTTATCAATTACATATCTCCCAGCAAATCTACCAAAGCTATCGTCTAGTTCTATAATGCAACCTGCACAGTATTTAACATCTCCGTCAACTGTTAAGTTTATAGAGTACTCTTGCTTTAAACTATCCTTTAAAGTTTTCTCGGCCACTTTCTTAGCTTGAGATTTTCCTTTAGTTTTAATCTTTTTTGTCTTAGCTTTTTTAACTCTTTTTTTAGTTTTTGTTTTATCTGCTTTCTCTTTAAAAGCTATATATCCTCCATCATCAAGCATTTTTTACCTCATTTCTTTTCTCAAGTTCTTCTTTTGTAATTGTCTCAACAATGTGTTTCTTCTTATCTGCATCATAGTAGCTAACCTCGACTTTATCATACACTCCTTGATTTTTCTTCTTTAGTGTAAAGCTTCTAATACGAAAATCTTTAATATTAAAGATATCGATATTATCGTTATCAATTAATGCATCATCATTAAAGACTATTAGCTTATCATCAGTAACTTTCAAACTTAGAGCTGTTTCAGATAGAATTCTTTTTAAAAATCCTAAGTCTGTTTCTCTGTCCTGATCTAGTCTATCAAAGAAAGCATTATCACAATGTAACTCATAATCTAGTTCATGCTTAGTTGCTATTTTAGATAGAAGTTCTGATAGAGTTATTTTTTCCCATGCAACACTGTTAACCTGCTCTCTTATAGTCTGGTCTAACGGTAATGCCAGGCATTTCAATGATAATCTTTGGTTATTAAAAGTAGTTTCATCTACATAGAAAATTCCAAGGTCTAAGAACTTAGATATCCCATTTTCATTCTGCTGGATCCCCACTAAGAGTCTTGAATTTTCATCAGGATACCATTCGTTGAGCCATCTATAATCTAAGTTTTCCAAGTCTAACTCTAAATCATCTACAGCATTTTTTGAGTTATCTGTATAAGTCATTGATGAAATACTAGGTTGTATTTCTTCAGTAATATCTACACCTTCATAGAAAACTAATATCTTTATATTTCTTGCTATCCCATTTCTATCAGCCTCCTTTTTGCAATAAAAAAAAGAGCAGCTTTTATACTGCTCTTTGTAGATTTAATCCTCAAACAAAGTATCTACATCATAATTTTCTTTAATCCACTCTATGAAATCATCTCTATCAGTTCTTGCTTCCCCTTTTTCTTTTTTGTATGTATCTATTAAAACCTTCACCATTTCTATATTAGTATTACTTTGGCTCTTACCTAACTTTTTTAGGACATAAGCAGGTTCATAAGGTTCTAATTTATTAACATATGTATTTTCTACTGTTGCCATTTTAAATCTCCTTTCTTATTTTATAGCCCCTAAATAAAATTCAGATGATCCTCTTCCAGGTTTATATATTACATCTCCTGTTATTTCTGCTGGAATTTTATATACTATATTAGTTGTCTTAGCTGTTAAAGGATTTAATTGATCTAAAAATAATCCCCATCCGTCTTCTAAAATAGTTTCAGTGTGGTCATATTCATATTCTGTTCCATTATAATTTATAAATACTGACCCGTCTACAACCATTCTACTTTCCTTGTCGGCATTTTTGAAAGTAACATTGATTATTAAATACTTTGTATCTTTTTCAGCTTTTAACTCTTCAAAGTCACTAATTTTTTTACTATTTACAACTTCAACAGAATTAACAGTTACTTCAAAATAGTCATCCTTAACAGTTTGCCCAACACTCGCATAATTATTGGATACATCGGTATTTTCAGTTTTAGCAGGTTCAGAATTAGATTTAGATCCACTATCTCCTCCAGCAAAAGTACCTATCAAAAATATAGCAATAATTACCCCAACTACTCCATACAAAACTTTTTTCATATAACGCCCTCCTAATAAAATTATAATACCTATTGTACTATAAATCTTTTATAAAATCAATATTGATACATTTTATCTTTTCCATGGTGGTAGTTTAGATGTTTCTACGGCATTTGCAATAGGTGTAATTTCAGGTACTATGATAGGTATATTAGAATCGAAAACAGCGATAGTTAGCAAATTAAGATTAGCTCTCATAAGTTGATGGAAATACTGTTCTGACCCATATAATTTATAACTTATCAAGTCCCAGGTATCTCCACTAACTGTCTTATAAACTTTTACTTTCTTCATACTATCGCCGTCCTTCTTTTCTTACTTTGCATTTCTTCAATCACTCTTTTAACTGCTCTAGCAATATCTGTATCACTTCCAGAACCACCGTTAATATTGATAGTTATAGTATCTCCACCAACCACAGTTTTTGAATCATTTGAAATACTTCTAATTCTATCTTTTAAAGATGATACTCTTGAAGACAAAGAGCTTCTAGTTTGTGAATTGTTAAGAATTCTAGCTCCATGAGGTAAATTAGCCATAACTGGAGAATTTACTAGGTAAGAGCTATTATTCATTTCTACAAGTTCAGCACCTCTCTCAGCAAGAGTTGTAAGTCCACCGCCAAAATAGTTAGTACCTGAGTAGTTTTGGGCTACTTCTCCATCTCCTTTAAACCAGTTAAAAGGATTTAATTTAGAACCAAAGTTTTTAATGCTTTCCCATTTTTTATTCAACCAATCAAAGAATCCACTGAAAGCTTCTCTAATCTTATCTATGATAACAGTAGCACTGTTCTTTAGTCCATTCCATGCATTAGATCCTATTTCAAGTAAAGCATTAAATTTATCTTTTATCCATTGCCATGTATTAGTGAAAGCATTTTTTATAGCCTTCCATACAGCATTTACTCCATTTCTGAACCATTCACATTTTTGATATAATACTACAAAAATACCTATAAATGGTATAAATAAAGCCTTATACTCTTTAATCTTAGCCCATACTTTAGCTCCTAACTCCATTAATGCGTGAAATTTATTTTTTATCCAAGTCCAAGTAGCTTTAAACCCTTCTTTTATAGCTTTCCAAGCTTTATTTACTCCGTTTCTAAACCATTCACACTTCTTATAAAGTAGGACAAAAATGGCTATAACAGCAACGATAGCAGCAATTATAAGTCCTACTGGGTTTGCTGTAAATGCAACCTTTAGAGCTAACCCAACCGCTTTAATTATTCCAATAAATTTTCCACCTAAAAAAGTTCCAATTTTTACGAAAGTTCCAAAGACTTTTGATGCCAAAGGGAACATTTTCTTTAATGCAAAGAATACTCCACCTTTGCTCTTGAAAGCACCAAACTTATATAACCAACCTACACCTTTTGCGAATGGCCCTAATAATAGTTTATTAGCAACTCCCATACCTAAATTCATTGCTGCAAATCCAGCAACCATCTTAACTATAAAAGCTACTAGCTTAGGATTTTCTTTTATAAAATTAGCTATCTTTCCAGCGAATTCTTTTAAAGTATTTAGAGTTTCTTTAAGCTCAGGAGCTATGCTCTTTCCAATGTCAGCAAGAGCATTAAAAGCATTGTTCCTAAATATTTTCAATTGATTAGTTAAAGTGTTTAATCTGTCTTCATACTCTCCATTAACCTTTTCATTTTCTGATACAGCTTGTTTTGCTTTATCTAGTTTTTCCTTAACTCCATCTAAGTTTTCTGACAACACAGATAATCCGTTGATTACAGATTTATCACTTCCAAAGATATCACTGATTAACGCTGACTTGTCTGCGACATTAGAATTCTTAATCTTTTCTAGTACTTTTAAGATAGTACCTTCAGCATTTTCAGCCATTTCTTTGTTTATAGTTCCAGGGTCAAATCCTAGACGTTGCAATGCAGCAGCTTTGTTCTTAGTGTTAGCTCCTTGCGATAATTCAGAATATAGTTTACCTAACACAGTACTTGTTTGCTCAGCAGTTACTCCAGTAGATATAAGAGATGTAGCAAATGCCATGTTAGATTCTTTGGATAAGTTTATAGACTTAGCAAATCCTCCAGTTCTTGCCGATACATCTGCTAGTTGTGCAGCTGTAACAGAGTAGTTATTTGATAGCATATTAAGAGTATCCATGTATGAAAAAAGCTCATCTTTAGATAAATTTAATTGCTCTTTTGTTTTGGCCAAGAATGTTCCTGCCTCATCTGTAGATATATCAAAAGCCACTTTCATTTTTCCCGCCATGTCTGAGTAAGCTACGATATCTTCTCCAGCTATTCCTGATTGTGCTAAACTTCCTGCTATTTCATTAATTTCTATTTGAGACAAAGGGCCATTTTTAGATAATTCAGCTAAATCATCATAGTATTTTTCAGCTTCTTTACCTAAAATTTTTCTTAAATCTGCTTGAGACTCTTCTACATCCATATAGAATTTAATTGGAACAGCTAATGCGGCTCCTGTTGCAGCACCTCTCCTAAGTTGCTCACTTCCTTTTTTAGAAAACGCATCTCCCATATCTGAAATAGCTTGTGCTTTACTTAGAGATTTTTTCAATTTCTCTTGCTTCTTTAGTTCTTCATTAACTTCTTTTAACTTTTTCTTATAACCTTCTAGCTTAATTCCTTCGTTTTCTAAAGCACTTCTTGCTGCTTCAAAGACATGTTTTTGTCTTTCTTTTTGCTTATTCAACTTGTCTACTTGCTTTTCTGCATTTTTAACTTGCTCTTTAAATTCTGCAGTAACATTATTAGATTTAGCATATGCTTTTCTAAGCTGTTCTAAATTCTTAGCCGCTTTATTGTATTCAGAGTTAGCATTCTTATATGCTTCTGCAACTTTGTCTAAATTCTCTAGTTTTTTTTGAGTTTTTACTAAGTCTTCTGTAGAGTCTTTTACTTCATTCAAAGACTTAGCTGCCTTAGATAAAATAGACATAGTTTCACTTGCTCCAGCAACTCCCATCTGCCAAATTAAACTCATGTCTTTAGCCATCTACTCCACCTCCTTAGTCATCATTGTTCTGTCTTTCTTCCTCTTCTTCTACAAATTTATTTGCTCTAGCTATCCAGTAATCAAGTTCATATAAGCTACAATCCAACATAGAATCGTAGCTTACATTAACTTTAAAGTAATTAAGAACTCTTAAAAGCTCTGTTATCATATCCAGATAGATTAAGCACCAGTTTCCTCTGTTACTTCCGTTGTAGTATCCTTCTGAGCCTCTTTGTCTTCCCAACCTTGACTCAAAAAACGCTTTACCCCGTTCACAACCTTCAAGTAATCTATTGATACAAGATTAAGTAAGTCTCCGTACTTAACTCCAACAGATTTAGCTGCTACAGTTATTGCCCAAGAGTCTTCTAATTCTTTTACAGCTCCAGCATCTTTATTTCTTGCTTTGAATTCTTTTTCACATTGCATAAAATCTCTTCCTGTCATTTCTTCTACATTTATGTCAAGTTCATTGAATTCTTTTCCACCGAAATTATATGTTTGTGATAACTTTACTTTCATTTAAGTCCTTGTATGATAAATATATAAAATATTTATCTATACAACCTCCTTTCATAGTTTATTTTATTTAATATTTTTTATATA